ATTTCCAATATCAATTTTGAAAACTCTTTTTTCAGGTGCTCTCATAATTCTATGAATCATCATAGCATCTTCCATTAATGAAACTTGTTTCCAAGTTTTTCTACCACCCTCTATTTGTGATTTACCATAAGGTAGATAATTAGAATCAGATAGTAATCTAAAGTGTGCTACTTCATAATTTTCTAACTCTTCTCGTGTAGCAGAACGTTCTGACTTATATCTATGTTCAGATGTTGTCGATTCAATTAAAAATTTAACATATTCTGGATTTTCAGGGTCTAATCCTTCCATTCTTGAAACATCATATACTGATAATGGGACTACGTTAGTAATACCATATCTTTCATCAATATCTAATTTCAAAAAGAAATCACCATACTTACACATATTACGAACCCAAGGCCATAAATTAAATTCTATGTTAACTATATCATAAAATAAATTGTGTAATATTTCTTTAATCTGTTGATTATCAGTTTTAATTTCTAAAACATCTCCATATTCTGATTTCATTGTTGATTCGTCTGCATAAATATCGAGTGCAGATGCAATAATTGCATCGCTGTCCATTGCTTCATAATCTTTAAAAAGATTTAATCTCATTGACTTCGTTAGTAACGAATCTGAATAACCACTTAAACCAGCACCAGTGAATATCTTCTGATATCTATCAATAAGATTATTTTTTGCTACAGATTGCGTACGACTTGTATCGGAAACTTTTAATCGTTTTCCACCTACGTTTCTAACAATTACATTTGTTGAAAATAATCGTCTTAATCTATTATATAGACCTGTATCAGCCATTTTTTACCTCTTACTTAATTAACCATTCTAATGATTCTTGTTCTTTGTTTACATTCATAACCCAAGATTCATTTTTATTATCTGCCGGTGTATATACACCAACATTTGAGTTTATGCTACTCACAGCTTTCTTTTGTAATTCTATACCTTCTGCTCTTAATCTCAAAGCAGTTTCTCTTATCCACAATCCCATAGCATAAGACATTACTAAGTCATCATTATATCCTCTCATTGCCTCTGCTCTATTACCGTTATATATAAATACAAACAATTCATCAATTAACCGTTGAGAACGTACTATTGATAATTTTTCTCTAAAAAATTCTTCTAATTTAGAAATTACCAAAGGTCTTGTCTTTTGTGTTAGAGTAAACCCTGGGATTACATCTTTTTCCATTCTATTAATTTTGTTGTTTATCTGTTTATGTGTATCTACATATTTTAAATCTTTTGACATATAAAATAAATTATCATATTCTCTATCAATCACTTGTTGTATTGCTGCCCAACCAATATTGTTATTCTCAATTACAAGTAATGCATTATTATATTCTATCGCTATATTAACTAATAAATTACCATAATCTCGTGTACTTAAACGACCTTTATATTCTGCTACTTGTTCTACATTTTCTAATTCAATTATATGAAATGCTGAATAATCAGTACTATCACCTCGACTAACATCAGCACATATTATATAATCTTTTGTATAATCTGGTTGTTTCCAAATCCAAACATTACTATCTATACCTCTTTTTTCAACCGGGTCTTGTACTTGTGTTGTTCTATACTCTTCTAAAATAACACCATCAATTACTGATTGACCTGAAGTGATAAAGTCGCAATCACATTCTTGTGCTGCTAATGAAGGACCTAATAACTTATCTTGTTCATCTCTCCACTCTTGTTCTCTATCTGGATGAACCGTCCAATGAAGTCTTGTAAAATTAAATTCATTTAAACCATCTTCTGCATCTGTCCAAGTTTTATGAAACCAATTACCAACACCATTTGGTGTTGAAAGTGCTATACATTGTCCACCAGTTGATAACGTCTGAGATGCTGCTGCCCATATTGTATCAATACTATCAATAAAAGCCGCCTCATCAAGTATTAATAATGACAATGCTTCAGAACGACCTGCTTCATCTCCACTAGCAACAGCTTTTATTTGAGAACCATTCTTGTATCTCAAACTTAACTTGTTATCTTCAACACAAGGTTGTTTTAACCAACTCGGTAAGTTTGCGTGCATCACACGAACCTTTGTTACCAAGTTTTTTGCTACTTCTTGTTTTGTAGCAATTACCAAGATGTTTTTATCTTGATGAAACGTCATCATCCATAAAGAATATCCAGCAGTTAATGTAGATATACCTAATTGCCTAGCTTTCAATATAATTTGAAATCTATGTTGAACAAATTCTTCAACTGTTTTTTCTTGAAAATTATAAAGATTAAACGGTATCTTTCCTTGTATTGGATGTTGTATCATGCAATATTTTCTCAAGAAATAAACTGGGTCGGACGCACATTTTACGTACTCCTGTTTTATTACATCTTTTAATTGTCCTTTTGAGTTTCGTTTCATATTATTTATGTAAAACGTAAACTACTCCGCTACTACCAATTACTACCTGTTTTACTGCAATTGGATATAATGTATCTGCGGTTAAAGAAGTTCCTGGTATTGAATCACCACCATTCATCGGGTGAATAACAACATTACTTACATTCTCACATATAAATGCTGCACCGGCCTCTGAACCAGTAAAATCTGCGGCCGTACTTGATGCTACTTTGGTTATACTATTATACTCTCCTGTACTTGTATATTTTGGCCAAGTATTATGAGATGTGTCATGCATCCCTATATTTGTTCTTGCCATTTAATTTCTCCTAATTAATTAATGTTATTTCCCTATATATAAATATATTACTTTAAAGAATCTTCTATTTTTTGTAGATGTTCTAATGCTTCATCTGCTTGTTCTTTAAGTTGTTTGAAATTAGTTTGCCATTTCTCTTTATCAAGTGTATGACCGTCAGCTGCTACTTGATTATAAAATTCAGGTTCCTGCTGTTTTTTAAATTCTTCTATTGATATTTTTTGTTCTTTAATCCAGGCAAGTTTATTAGCGATAACTTTCTTTTCTGACCATCCATCATATGTACCTTCAATTCTCATTTTATTTTCAATTTCTACTTGACAATCAAAACAATGAGTATATAAATACCACATTTTGTTATCTAACCGTTTTTTCATCACTTTTTTACAATCAGGACAAAACCACGGCATTCGAGCTTCTTTAGTTACCTCTAATTTTTCATCAATTCTTTTTTGTTCTTTCTTAGCTTCATCAGCCAACTTCTTTTTAAATTCTAAATCTTCTTGTGCAATGAATATTCTTTTTTCAGGTGTTTCTCCACGTAAAATTGATTTTAACGCTTTGTTTTGTCTTTCATTTTCTTTACTATAATTTGCCATAACCTTTTCCTTAAAAGTGTAATAAACCTAATATTTGATTAACTGGAGCAAAAGCACCCGTAAACTTGTATGTTTTACCTTTATACTTAAAAACTATACCTTCTGATGGTACAATCGAAGATAATCCTCCAATTGCTTCTAATTTTTCAAGTTGATGTACTAAAGTTTGTATCTTTTTAATATCTCCACCTTTACCTATTTTACTTATTGCCGCAATTACATTTTTTCTTACTTTTTGTACTGCCTTTTTAGGTGATGCGGCTAAATAACCACTAACATTTTTTAGTATTTCAGCACCTACATCAAAAAACAGTACTTCAAATGGTTTCATATTATTTTTTATCTGTTTTTGATGGTCGTTTTTGTCATATGACAATACCCAATCAAGAAATTTCTTATCTTTTATATCTTTTTTTATCGTTGATATCTTATATGACTTATCAGAGAACGCCCATCTCCTAGTTAGATTAATTAAAATTTTATTTGGTATCTTATACTTATGTTGTTTTGATGCATTAAATATAAATTCTTCCCAAAATGATTGATGATACTTAGATAACGTATCATTGTCTTTTAATTTATACTGATTTTGTAACTTTTTTAATCTATTTAAATATGTATTTTTCTTTTTACCAAAATCTTGTACTTTAGGTATTGTTAAAAATTGCGGTTTACCTATTGTATAATGTTTTTGTACATTTTGATTAACTTGTTTAATCATCCCTGCCATCATACGAGCTGAATCTTTAGGTTGTCCAATAGCTCTACCACTTTCATCATACTCTAATGTACCGTGAAATACTATTTGTGCCTTATCATAATCTATAACATTAGCAGACGCTGGATACATAACTTCTAAATTCATCCACCGCTTACCATTACCAAATACTTTTTCTTTCTGTTTATCAGATAAAGAACCTATTGATTTATTCAAATCTTTCATTGCAAATACAAAAGCATCTCTAATATCACCTCTACCTGCAAACTTAGATGCAACACCTTTTATATCCATTGCTGATGAACCAAAGTTCTTTAATTGACCTTTATTTCTAGCTGTAACTAATTTTCCATTTACCCAAGAAACCATTAAATTTTGACCATCAAGTTTCTCTGTAACTCCATCTTCTCGGTTTAATTTACCACCGAGTCCATTAATAATTATCTGTTTTAAATCTGAAAATGTAAGATTTTTGTCATCAAAAGGATGATTCATATGACCATAAGCTCCTCCCATTAATAATAACTCCTTTCCGTTGTACGGTTTGTTTGTAACTAATAAATTTTCTTTCATTGTCATCTTTTTATCATAGGCATCTTCTTTCATCTTAATAATATCACCGATAAAAGGTGACCTTCTTAAAGCTTTAAATGCTAGATTCTCTACTGAAAACTCTCCACCTCTTTCTAATCCAGAACTTCTCATTCTTTTGAGTTTATCTTGAATCTTTTCTACCATTTCAACTACTTCATCATACTTCTTTTCTTTCATCAATTTTTGTAGTACTGGTATTGAACCTAAATAACCTTCAGCTTTTGAACGAATATCATCTAAGTCAATTTGTAATTCTTTTTTCTTTGGTACTACTATCCACTTGTCCTTTAATATAGAATATAATCCAGAAGCTACGTGTACATCACCTAAATTTTCAACATAAACTTCTACTGGAAATCCATAGATAGTAATATCATGTTTGTTGTTCCAAATTGTTTTCTTTGCCAATACATAATTCTTTACAAAATTTTCATCATCATCTATTTGTT